CTCCTTACAGCAACGCGTATCCTGGGCAATTGTCGACATGCGTGTCTCCAAAAATGTGTGTGTTTGTCTGCGTAAACCATCGCGCAATCACGTTGATCCAATTGGGGTTGTACAAAAAGGACGTGTGAACGGGGTGATACAGACAAAAGGTGTCTATCGATTCGAGACAGTCTCCCATCGATCCAGCGGAGGGGGTACGCCAATGTGGCGGTGGCGCTCGGGTGGATTGATCTGAATGGCCATCTGGTACAGTGGCGAGGAGTGGATGTAGTCAAGTAATGGATAGTCCATCTGACCAGGTTCTTCAGCGAGAGAAGTAGCATCTGTGATTACTCTCCAGAGAGCTTGCTGCTGCACCAAATCTGGTGCAGTGAGCTGCGATCTGAGAACTGCAATCATAGATTGACGAGCGATGAACTCGTCTTGAGTGTAGGGACCTGAGTGGCAGGTCAACTCGTTAAGCTTCTCCCAAATTACTTGGAACTTGGTGTAGATGGGATCACTGAGGACCTTTGCCGAGAGTGGCGCAGGACCTACCGTAGTGGGGTGGAAGAGGATGATGTCGTACGTGAGCCACAACTGACCAGCTTGTTTGTCCGTCGGATTCTGTGCGCCCTGAGTCAAAATCATGAGCTTTGCAGCATCAAAATTTTGCTCGGAGTAAGCGTTGACAGCAGAAGCAGGACGGCGGATGAAACGCGTGAACTGATTGGTGAGTTCAGGGTCACATTCCATGAAACAAGTGGATGGAGCGGCTGGTGACGTACTAACTGCGCCAGATTGGTTCAACATTCCTTGAAGACTGTTATTGGGGTACGAGTTGGGTGCCTCAGTAACATCATATTTGAAAGCCATGACGACCTGACCGAGCGCACCACTGTTGTTGGAAACAGCGGCGCCGCTGGTTGGGACGTATTCGGCGGCAAGACCAAGGACTTGGTATTGCTGCCAGCTTTCGGCTACCCCGGATAGCCATGGGAATGTACCGGTTTTGGATGGTTCGATTGACAATTCGAAAACTGTAGCGTTATCT